AATTCGCCAGGTTGTATAGACTGTGCTTCGTCTCTTACCCTGATACCACGCTGTTTAAATCCTGCAGGTAAATTGCTTAAAGTACCCGCATCTAATAATTGTCTTAGAGCTGTTGTGGCAGTTCTTGATAAACCACCAATCATGTGTATTAAACCAAAACCATAAAAACCTAATCCTGGTAAAAATTTAAAATGAACAAAGTATTCAATTTTTTTTCTTAAAGGATCTTCTGCTTTGTAGTTTCTTCTTATTGAAAGGATCTCTTTAGATCCCATTTCTAATGTTACAATGTACGGTAATTTAATTCCTGTTGGTTCACCGTCTTCGCCTATATCTTCAAATCCTTCTAGATCTAAATCTAAATGACATTCTACAATAGAGAAAACATCTTCTTGTTTTGTTTTTGTAACACCTTCTAATTCTCTTTCTTTTTTCTCTACTTCTGTTTCTTGATCATAACCAGGTTTAATTTCTATATCTCTATAGAAACCTGATACTTGTTGTTTTCTTAAATCGTTCTCTGACATTTTTAATGTATGACATACAGCTTCTGCATCTTCTAATGATGATGCTGTGTATGGCACAATTAAATCGTCAGCCGGTACGAATTTAGAAACGGCTCTACCTAAAAGCTCATCGTAATAAACTTTTTTAAAAGTAGAGCCACTTAGAGGGAGATAAAAAAGCATTTGATCGAACTCGGGTTCATACTCCTTCATCTTATCCATGAGCTGATAGTTCATGAAATCTTTTACTCTCGCAGATTGCTCTTCTTTTGCTCTGTCAGGTTTTCCCATAATCTGTGTATGTACAGGTCCTGTTGCGGGAAGTAATTCTTTGTAAGCTTGTGCTTGAAACTGTGTTACCGCTTCTGCAAGAACAGGATGCGTTGCACCTGAAGCGCCTTGAAACGGTTGTGTTGGGTTTTCGTATTTAAATCCTAATAAATCTAATCCTTTGACATAAGAATCTTCCCAGTCTTTTCTAGACTGTTTGTACTGCATATAATTTTCGTAAAGTGTTGATGCTAAAGGACCTAAAACATCTTCTGGTAATAAATCAGCTAAGTTATCAAAGTGTGCACCTGTGCCCGCTTGATTAACTGCACCTGGCTCAAAATTAATTTCAGCACCACCGTCTTCAGTTTGAGTTACCTCAATATCATCAGGAGAAGGTACTCTATCTTCTGTAACTTCTGTCTCTGCTGCTGCAATTTCTTCTTCGCCCGGAACTTTTATTGTTTGCTCTACATTAGGAAGAGCTTTATCTATATTGTCGTCTGCCATTTATTTTCTCCGAGTTCTTGATTGTTTTAACTTGTTTTGTAGGAACATTCAAGCCTTGTGGGTTAGGTCCACTTCTAGGTGGAATTAGATTAGTCTTAACGTGTTGCATATTTGCAACAAGTGTTTTGTTGGTTTTACTCATCTTTATTTAAAAGGTCATAAATAAACCCTTCTCCTTCTTTGTATTTTCTATATTGATCATACCCTTCATAACCTAAACTCAATGCAAGACCTGGAAGACCAAAGAATTTAGAAACTCCTCTAACTGCTGCAGGACTCATTCCTAATCTTAATCCTTTTGCTAAAATACCTTGAGGATTCATTCCTCGTGTAGCCTCTCTTGTTAAAGTTCCTGCAAATGCAGGAGCTAAATAATTTAATGGGTTAGTTGCTATATCTTCTAAAGAATCTCCTGCCCTAACTTGACTAGCTATGTTTAATGGTGTTGTAAGTGCCATGCCTAATGGTGTTGCAAATCCTGAAGCTGCTTTTCCTAGTGGGCCTAATGCTGATCTCACTGCACCAAAACCTTTTCCTTTTCTTGCTTTATACAATGCACCTGAACCAGGGACTGCAAGTCCTGCCGCAGCAAGTTCTCCACCTATACTAGCTTTACCTAAAGTATCTTCTTCAAACGTATCAACTAACATTGCTTTCATTTGATTCTCATTAGATAAATATGTATCTGGTTCATCGTTCTTAAATTGTTTGACCAGGGCTCCGGCACCTGCACCCGCAACTGCTGCAACTCCAAATACTTTTCCTTTGCCTGCAAATTTTAAAAAAGCTGTTGCTGCGTTTTTAACTCTGTTAACAGCACCACCCTCTACTTTAATATCCTTAACTTTATTTGCTGTACCTACCGGGTCTTCGTCTAAAGCCTGCGCCATCTCTGCACCACACCCTGCTCCACCACTTGCAAAACCAATTCTTCCGCCTTCTGCTTTTCCAAAAATTTGACAAATGTTGTTTACATTTTTAGTTGCAAATTGTTTTAGTAATTCTTTTTGAGTTGTAGCACCTTTAGGTAATTTAAAACCAAACTTTTCACGTTGAAAAAAATCTTCAAAATCTAATCCTTGTTTTGCTAACTCTGTTATTCTACCTTTACCTCCTCCTAAAGTTTTAGAAGTAGGTTTCGAAAGTGTAAGTTCTGGTAAAAGGTTTGTAGGTTGTCCGGCTTGTTTAAGTTTTACTTGAGTAGGAAGATAAACTTCGTTTTTAAAGTTTTTAACTATATTATTTGCTTCACCCATATTACCAGCAGCTATAGCATTTCTTAATTTTTCAGTTCTAACACTTAGAGATCTTTGATAGTTTTTTAAAATACCTCTGTTAAGGTCTTCGTCTAAAATTCTACTAAACACAGCGTAGGGACCTAATTGATTTCTTGCAGAAGCACTTACACCTATAATTTCGTCTACATCTTTTGGTGTTTTAAATCCGTATTGTCTTACTCTTTTTTGTAAAGCATTTTTATAGTTTTCAAATGTTGTTTCCTGATTTCCTAATTGATCACTAATATCTGCCATAGCCGCTCTATACATGGCAGTTTTAACAGGACTCATCATGTCCTTTCCTTTTGTAGATTTTTCTAAAGTGTTATAAATTTTTGACGAAAGAGCCTTGTTAGTTTTAATAGCGTTCTCAGCTAAGATAGGGTCATTTAAATTAATAATAAAATTACCCTTTAACGCCTCTGCATACCTTAAAGTTCCATTTAAAAATTGATGTAGGCTCATATTATTTCTTTTTAAAAATTTATTTAAATTAGAATTTTGATCTGTAAGCATGTCAGTTGTGATAACTTTATTATCTTTAATAAAGTTCTTAAAAAAAGGATCTCTACGTAAAGCATTAACAACTTTTACTGTTGGAGCTTTAGCATAATTATAACCTGTGCCTTCTAAGATGTTTGAATTAATCGTGTATTTTTTTAAAAGAGCCAGATCTTCTTTGGTTGGATTTTTATACATAAAATAAGGCTGCCCTTTAGGTGCGCCTTTAGCAATGTCCTGTGCATTAACTTGGTCCAATAATTTCTTTACTGCTGCAGTAAAAGAAGTGTCCAATGCTCCTGTGCCTTGTTTAGACAAAGCTTTTGGACCAACTCCTAATATTTTTTCTAGTTCTGAAGACGAAATATAATTTTTATATTTAGCAGGTAAACTTGATTTTACATTTTCTAAAACAGTTAAACCTTTATTGGGATTAAGAAAATACTCTGTCGATACCCCTGCTTGTCTTGCTAACTTAGGGATCGTTTTATTTTTAAATGCTTGTGCTTCTTTTAAACTGTCAAAAGTTACAGCAATTTTATCTTTGCCATATAATTTTTTTAAAACATCATTATCTCTAATTTTAATTTCTACGGTGTACTTTACTAATCCAGTGCCAGGAGAACTTCTTTTAAAAATAAATTTTTCAATTTGTTTTTTACTTCTTCTATCAATTTTAGCCATTACATCTCCAAGATTCTTGCTAAGCCACCTTTAGACATTTTAGTCTTTGACTCACGTTTAAGAATTTCTATAGTTTCATCTGCAGATTTTCCTACACCTTGTAAAGCCATAGCTTGTTCAATCTCTGCAAGTGCTTCTGCTTTTCTTTGTAAGTTTGTATCGTTACCAATAAGTTCTGCTAACTCATCTGTTATACCTGGATACTTAGCTCTAAGATCATCAGGTCCAATTCGTGCTATGCTTAAAATATTTAAAGTATCGTCGCTTGGTGCAAACCCAGTCTCAGCAAAATTTTCAGAAGTAATTGCATCACCTTGTTTATAAGGTCGTTTGTTTCTTGTATTAAACGCTGTAAACTTATCAGCTAGTACAGCTGTCTCTGGTCTGTCAATCTCATCTGCAACTTTAAGGGTGTCTTTACCAAATTTTTTATTTGTTAATTTTAAAAGCTCTGCGATACCTTTTACAGACTTACCACTTCTAAAACCTGGTCTAAGACCTTCAGGTCTAATAAGTTTGATGTATTCTGAAACTTTGTTTGCAATAACTTTAATATCGTCGAAAGGATTTGATTCTATAATTTCATCAATTCTTGCAAACTCATCGTTAGTAAAATTACCCACGTTTCTAAATACTACTAATGGGTCAGGAGCATTAGCTCCACCTTTTGCTAAATCTTTAGACTTAGCAATACTCTCTGCAACTTCAGGAGGTAGTTGAAAGAAATCAGGTTCCCTAGTCATCAACTGTCTAACCACAGCTCTTCTTCCACCTTCTGCTGCAATACTATCAGTAAAGTCAGCTGCACCAGACAATATAAAATCTTGTTCTGCTTTTTTCTTAGTAGCTACATCATCTGCTCCGCCTGTAAGTTTTGTTTTTAAACCCTCTATGCCTTCTTTAATTTTATTAGACATAGCTGTCTTGCTTGTTCTTAAACCTTGAGTAAATCTCTTAATCTTATCTGTTTCTCTTAGAGACTCTAGACCCTCTTTGTTAAGTCCCACGGTCCCTGTTTCCAGGTCAATAACATTCTTAGGTCCAGGAGGCGGGTTAAACGTATTGTCAATCATCTTAAGATTGTTGAACATGGTATTAAGTTGAGCATCATTAAGTTTACCGGCTGTTACATAACCAGCGTCTTGTTCAATGATTTTAATCATATCGTTTTTACCAAAACCTAAATCTAAAAAATCTTCGTTAAGTTGGCCTGAAAAGGTTGTGCCTTTCATTCCCCGGTCCCCGGTTCCTAAGAAGTTGATATTCTGTTTAGTTCCCATGAACTTATTGGGGTTAGCTCCTATCTTCTGAGCTAGTCCTAAAATGGATTCGATTAAAATTTTTCTATTAGCCATAGTACTTTAAAGTCCCTTTCACGATAGGTTCAGGCTTATAGTCTTCAGGATGAGGAACAAGACCGCCTTGTCTAATTCTCATCAACGCCTGAGTCATAGAATCCACATAGTCATCGTGATCGCCATGCGGAAACGCTGCACACTCTTCCACAACTTCTTGTGCAAAATGTTCGTGCATCGGGGCCCATACTTTGCCAGCTTCGAATAATGGCGCAATAGAGGCAACCCTTACGTGTTTATCATTACCTTTACTCGGAGTAAAGTTAATAACTGGTATCCCCATCTCTCTAAGTTCGTGAGTCAGAGGTATCCCTGATGCCTTGGCCTCTATGATAACAGAATCAGGTCTGTGATCTAAATACTCTTGATGGGCCAGTCTTCGTAGTTCGGGGAACTCGTACCTATCTTTGAATGCGTTTAATAGTATTATATTCTGTCCTGAGTCTTCTGTTTGGAATACACCCCAGGTTGTTATGGCTGAAAAGTCAGATGATGTCTTTTTTAAAAATGCGGTATCATAAGATTGTATTGTATATAAAATACTTGGTGGGTATTTCTTCTCCCAGTTCTGCCACCACTCTCGTTTTATAATGGCGCCTTCTTCGGCAGTCGGTTGCTGCATATATTGGGCATTCCAGTTGGAAACGGGGATCGAGGCTTTTGTTTTTTCTAGTTCCTTAATATCCCAATACTCTGGCCATACAGGTTTCTTGTTTGGTAGAATAGCTGGTAGTTCTACAATGTCCCAAGTATCTCCATCTTCATTTGCCATTTCTTGTATTAGTCTACCTGTCAAATCTTTTGTAGACCAACGAGTCATAACCAAAACAATTTTACCGCCAGGTTGCAAACGTTGTCTAGGCCCTGACATGTACCAGTTCCATGCTTTGTCAAAAGCACCACCGTCGCCTTTTAAATCTTGTTCTTTGTGTGGGTCGTCAATGATTAATAGATCTGCACCCCGTCCAGTTATGGCACCACCAACACCGGCTGCAAAGTATTCGCCGCCTTGTTCGGTTTTCCATTTTCCTGCTGCCTGAGAATCTTCTTGTAGTCTTGTGTCAAACATCTCATGATATTTTTCTTCATCAATTAAGTTCTTAGTCTTTCTTCCAAAGTCAATTGCAAGGTCAGCTGTGTGAGTTGCTTGAATAATTTTTAATTGAGGATTTTTACCAATCATCCAAGCTGGTAAAAAATAGGATGCAAATTCTGATTTTGTATGACGTGGTGGCATGTTTACAATTAGACGATTTAGTTTGCCAGTAGCCAAGTCATTAAACTTCTGTCCTATGTCTCTGTGGTGTTTGCCTTCAATAAATTCTGGCCACATATATTTTACAAAATTTAAAAAATCATGCGTAACCAAATTTTGCATATTTTTTAATTGATTGGATAATTCTAGGTCTGCGTATTCTTGTGCCTCGTTTTCAGGCAAATTTTTTATAATATTTTTTGGATCTATCATTTCAAATCTATTTTCAAATTAACTTACCATAACTATGTTTATTAAGCTATATAGACTGTCTCTGGGACCCCTACTGCCTTTTAGGGTGGGCCCCGCCCGTAGTTTACAAGCTATTTGCAACCTGCAGTGGTACCTCTATGGGTGGGCCCGCCCGTAGTTTACAAGCAGAAAAAACCCATTTCGGACATAGTGTCTAGGATTATCCTTGACACTATATCCTGTGGTTATTTGTTAATCTAATAAAACCATATACGCTTTAGCATTGTGTTTTCTAAACCAATCTAAGCCACCACGAACAGCGTCCCACATTGGGTCGTCACCATTGTTAGGGTCTGCATTTCGTTCAGCTTGTTTAATGATTTGATACCTCGTAAACTCTTCTATAGTTAAGTCAATGCTTTGACCTGAGTACGGGTTCGTTGTTAGTATTTTCTTTTCTGCTTTCATATGTCCTTTCATTAATCGTTAGAGTTATAAAATAGATCGTTAATAAACTTATCTATTTCCTGATCCGATAACCCTTTTGCTTTAAGGTCGTCGTAGTATTCCTCGTAGGCATTTTCAAACCACCTTGTATTTACTTCACAACTCATGACTGATCCTCGTGACACGCATTGAAGTAATCGTTTTGCTCTTGCTCACAATCCATACAATGCTTATCGCTATTAACTGCCCACTCATCATTTTTAGGTGTGCAACCACACTCAACACATTGTTTCATGATATTTGTCCTTTCGTTATTGTTTATCATATGTAGGATAATATATTATTCTGTGCTAGTGTCAACCCTTTCTTTTATAACCCACCCACCATAATAACTACTATTGTCTTTTATAGGGTCATTGATCGGTGTTTCCTGTGGCTCGGTTCTGGGATCGAGTGCAACTATGCGTTGTATGTGTGTTCGTATATAATCATACAAACAAGTTTGACTGCAAAAATGATTAAAGACTTGATTCGGTTCATACCAATCTCGGTTAGTGTGCTGTTTTATTTTTCTAGTTCGCAATACTTTAGAACCCTTGCTGCCTCTTATCCTATCTTGCGTGTGAGATTTGTGGCAACTCGTACCATGACACCAAATAAATTCACTCATGGCAAGTACCACCATAAAATAATTATACCAACTCCAAACGCAATTAACATTTCTATATCTATTAGTTCCATTTTAACCTTATCTGACCTGTTGCATTTCTCCAACCGTCTGCGTCTAAATCCCAATAGATTAAACAAGGGTTGCCGTCTTTAGACAAAAACGCTTTGCCCTCAGTTCCGTCTGGTTTATCAAATTGACCTTTACGAGTTATTATTTTTTTATGTTTCTTTGCAAAGTAAGTTATATAAAAATTACTCATTGGTCTTACCAACTTTCTTTTCTAACTCTACTAATCTCTTTGCCATTATGCCCATATTATCTTGCATAGTATTCATTAGTTCTAATAGTTTGTTTATTCTTTGTAGAAGATCAACTTTAGATTCTATTATTTTATTGTCTGTTTGTGTCTGTGTGTACATTTTGTCCTTTCTGTTATTGTGTAGGATAATAGCATACCCTACACAAATAGTCAAGTATTAATTTATACTTTGTTTTTCGTATTGTAGTCTTGCCTTGATCTTATCTTCTCTAGTCTGATTTTTATTTTTCATACCTTTAATCA